CCGACGTCGATAATGTTGCACGCAGTCTTATCCTCGTAGATCTTCTTTGCCACCGGCTCAAAGCGAGTTCCCCAGATCAACGCAGCAACAGGATTTGAACCCTCTGCTCTCACAGGCGGTTCAAGTTTCTTTGTCAGCAGTTCAAGGCGAGATGCAGGAGACGTCCAGACCTTGGATACCTCAGATGCAGTAATCATTGTGCCACGCTGGTTAAGCCAGGCATCTGTTCGCTGATCATTCTTGCCATAGAGCCTGATCACACGCTCAAAGCATCGATCACGCATCCACAGGCGACCCAGCTCGCTCGTCATCAGCTTCTGTACCAGTTTCATAACTTCCCTCTTCAGACGGGTGTAGGAAAGTTCCGGTTGAAGTGAGCGGCACAGCACCATAAACTGGCGTAGTCGGATGTTGAGATGTGTGTACGGCCTGTTCTCCAGAAGATGGGAAGCTAGTGCCTCCTCCATTACCTTCTAAACACTTACTCTCCGAAAGTTCATTTTGACGCTGCTTGAGTCGCATCTCAAACTCTCCTGCCCCCATGGTTCCAAATTCATCAAGGCGAGAGAACATATCCTCATACATCTTCTTGAACTCATTGTCATACGCATCCAGCTGGTCAAGAGGGAACCCAGCGTCCTCAATCGTTGGCAAACAATCACCCTCTTTGAAAACAGGATCAGGGAGAGGAGATTGATCACGAAGCATCTCCAGGAAGTTAGCGTATTCCTTGTCACCCTCAGGCGTCATAAAAACACCTGGCGTTGTTGCCTCCATGACTCCACCTGACTTGCGAACACGATCAATGACCTCTCCGACACAGACTGCAATTCCAACTCCAAGTTCTTCTTGAGCCATTTGTCTTTATCCTACCCAAGCACTTTAAGCGAGAATACCGCACTAAGAATACAAATGGAGGTCATTCAAAATCGCGATCATTGGGTCCTCCACCGATTGGAGGGCTTCTATTCCAACCAAGAGCATCTCAAGAAAGTTCAAACAATCCTCGAGGGAGAGTCTCGCATCAGCCTTCGTCTTTTGGACTGGCTTGTGACCAACTATGCAAAGAAGCACAACGTTTCGTATGTGGTCGGGGGTCGTCACGTCATCGTATATCTTGCTTACAAGTCTCACCTAAAGGCGTATAGCAAAAAGATGTTTGACCCCTTCTGCCGTTGGAAGCGTATTCAGTTTATGGGTATGGACACAACGGTTGGACAGCTGAACTTCTTTGAGTGGGCAATTCAGGATGATGTCTTGAAGTATCTCGAGGAGAACTATGATGCAGTTCACGCGGATATGGAGGCCTGCTCCACTACAATCCAGCCCAAGACAACTGAGGATGGTGCTCGTCGTAAGCGTCATGAACTCAGTCGTTCCGCAACAAAGGCAGTGCGTCATCACGATGTCAAAGTTGTCGTGTCCTTTGAGTAATGCAGTCAATCCTTGATCCGAATGTCTTGTACACGGATCTGTCCAGGGATATCGTTGAACATGATGTAGATGTAGTTTCAGATTTATGGAACATGGATGAACGTGATGTATATCGGGGATCCCGTGATATACAATACACTCACGCAAATGTTTATTGGTTATACGATGAAGACCTGACCCGTGTAGGTCTTGTTGAGCATTCACACAGCAATCATGCTGACTTTAGGATCCTCTGGTTCCACGACAATCCGTTTGCAACACTTTTGCAGGAAGAGGGCTGGACAAGTGAGCAGAGTCTGTGGTCTATTTTACCATTGACTACGACGGAGCGTTTCTTTGCAGAAGGATGGGTTACTCCTGAAACAATCCTAGAGCCATGTCTGCATGGGAACTTGCGTATTGTAACTGCAGCCACACTTCTCAATCCTCCGAATGTCCATGCATGTTCATGTTGTGGAATTAAGTCACTCAAGTCTTTTACCTGCGAAGATACGGTGTTCCGTATAAGCTTCCCAGATAAGAGAAAAATTTTGTTTGTGGATGAGGATTTGTATGTGTGTCAACCGCCAGCGGGTTCACGTGTTTGGGAGTTACTTGGCTTTAGATCGCCGCACCCACCACCCGACGACGCGCCGGCTTTGCAGGAGCCGGTGCCGGTGCAGGAGGCGCCGATGGACTCTCCTGCTCAAATACCTGCTCCTCCTGAGGCTGCTCCTCAGTCTGAGGAACCTGTGCCGCCTGAGGAACATCCTCCGGCTCATCCTCAGCCTCAAACAGCTCAGCAGCCGACACTCGAGACTGAGCCGACACCTGAGCGTACGAGATTCGCCATGTCACACCGAAGCCCTGCCCCGAAACGTAGATACTCGGGCTGACGATGAAGCGAGCCTCCATGCGCTTCGGGAAGACCTGCTGGAGGTTCTCCGTCGTGACTGCGATCGGGCGAGTCGCCATGTCGACGACGTCCATGTTGACCTTGGGTACGCCGTTCTGGTCAGGGTAGACCGGAACCTTCATGCGGAAGCTCGGCGGGTACTTGTTCGAAGGAACCCACTCAGAACCCTGCTTCTCCACGCACGGGCTCACGATGGTCTTCATGCTGTCACGCAGCACGTCCTCCTTGCGCTCACGACCGAACCAGTTCTTCGACTGGGCGGTTGCGGTCTTGATGATCTTCTCCTCGAGATCCTTGAGGAAGTTGTACATCTGACCGATCTCACCTGCCTCAGGAGGTGCACGCTCCTTGGCATACGAGTCACAGCCGCGGAGGCTGGCTAGCATCGTGTAGTTGGTGCCGTTCTCAGTCTCCTTGACTGATACGCCCATGGGATACTGGATCTTGGGGATTCGCATCTGGAAGTTCTGGCCATTGTACTTGATCGCCACGCTCTTAGAACCATTGTTCTTGTTGGGCTTGATGTCGGCGAACGTGACCTTGTTGATGTCGAGGTTGGAAGCGTTGATGATGGCGTTGACGGACATTTTGCTCTGGTTGTGTGATCCTATAACGCTGGCTGCCTGTAGATCCATTTTGTCCGCGCACATTTCTACTTTCAAGAACTATAAGGGGAAAGGTAATGGTTCGTTGTGCAGCGGTCAAGAAGAAGGGTACAACAAATCAATGTTCTAATAAGACTATATTCGGACATTCACTTTGTGGAACACATGCAAAGGCAAAGCACGTAGAGATCTGGAAGGACGTGCGTGAGAAGGACGTTCGTATTGTAAAGTGTCAGGCACTTGCACGAGGATGGTTGGTTCGTAGCCATTTGCGACTCGCAGGCCCAGGCGTATTGAAACGGAAAGACCTTGCAAATGATGAGGAGTTGGTAACGTGTGAAGAAAGCACCCGTCAATATCCGTTTGACTACTTTGCGTTTATTGAAGGAGACAAGACCTGGTGGTTTGACTTTGGGTCTCTTTGGGTATGGTCGTTGAAATCTGCAGAGCCATCGAATCCGTATACGAAGGTCCCGTTGTCAAAGGAAACCAGAATACGCCTGAGAGAGATGTGGGCAATGCGAAGCCGTCGTAAGCTTCCGATTCCTGCAGAACCAGTCGTTCCGCAAGAACGCATAAATACTCGATGGAATATGCTGTGTCAGACCTTTGCAGATAACGGGTTCACAGATGTAACATTGAGTCAGCTCACACGCCTGAGCAAGGGATCACATATTGTAATGTGGAGTTTTATTCGTGACGATATTCCTTCTGCAAAAGTGTATGCGAACTATATGTTGGAGCCACGGATGACGAACACAAATAATGCAACCTACACCATCAACTCTGTGCGACTTCTGATGAGAATTGTGACCATTAAGAAGGAGCCGTACATTGATATTTTTAATGTCATGTCAGCTATCTATCGTTGTTAGTTAGCTAAGTTTATTTCTAACTAATTAATTTCTAAGAAATGAATAAATGAACGACGAACATTACACGATTGGTAATTCGGGAGAGAAGCGTGGTTATTTACGTGATTTTATGGAGGCTCGAGCGCCGCCGGACACCCCTAGGGCGGATGCAATTCGATACAACTTCTTATTTTTATATGGTGAGCGTGATACGGGCACTATACCAATCGTTGAATCTGTCGCCCAAGAAGTGTTCGGAGACAATTGGAAGAGGCACGTGTACGTTCGAATTGACGATGGTCAGCAGTACCCGTATAAGCTGCATGGAGAGAAAGTTGCCACTTCGGATAAAGTGATTTTTATTTCGAGAGATAATCGTCACCTTCGCAAATGGTTTGAGTTGTATCAAGATTCTCGTGTTGTTAGGTTCGAGTATCATCATGAAGAGTTACCTCTCAGACAACGAATCCTTGCAATGATTGGAGATATTCAAGCAGGTAGGGCCACTCTCAATGATCTCATTACCCCTGTGAGACAGATACCAGCACATCTGATGTAAATAAAACCATTTAATTATCGGATCCGACGTATCATCCTGTGAGGGTATTCATCTGTCTTCAAAATGCTGATCTCCTCATAGTTTCCAGTTGAGATATACAGATCAACATAGTTACTAATGGTTTGATCATTTGTATCGTCGATAATGATAATCCCACCCTTTCTCACAAGAAGATTGGCGTTTTTCATATCATTTTTAATACACTCTTCTGTGTGACCTCCATCTACGTGAACAAGATCATAACGGCTGATCCTATTGAATGGGTCACTGCGAATAAAATCTGGCATTGTCTTGGCCGAATCACCTTCGATATACTCGAACTTTACATCGGGAAAATTCACCTTCATGCATTCGAGAGCAGGCCTGGTGTACGGATGCATTCCAATATCAAATATAGTAAAGTCAACCGGTGCCGTATCACGTGAAAGTAAAAAAAGCATTGCAGAGTGCCCTGCATTGAAGCCAATTTCGCAGATACGTGTGCTTGCCTGTTTACCTGCCCAGAACAGGTTAACTTGTTTGTGATACAGGATAGGACACAATACCAGGGTTTTATGATAATAAAAGCAGTTTCCCTCTAGGAGAGATCCACTGAAATTCACGATAGATTCCAATTCAGTGAGAATAGATCTTACTCGGTCGAAATGATCTTCATACTCTGTCATTTATAAAGGGTGCACTCTAACATTAAAGTCATTAAAACGAATACGTTTTTATCATGGGTGACCAACTTACACCATGAATATCTTCGTACTATCCGTCATCCCCCGCGAAGCCGCGGAGTATCATTGCGACAAACATGTCGTCAAGATGATACTTGAAACTGCACAACTACTCTACACAGCTCACTGGATATTGGATCCAGACAATCTTCCTGCAACAGCATATCGCAAAACTCATCCCAACCATCCCTGTGCAATTTGGGTCAGGGAATCGGTTGAGAACTATCGCTGGCTCTCTGATCTTGGCCTGGCACTCTGCTATGAATACACCTACCGATATGGAAAGACTCACAAGACCGAAGAACACCTGAATTGGCTCTCAGACAACTTCCCTCCGCTACCCAAGGTGGACCGGACACCCTTCAGAATGGCCATGCCGGACGAGTTTAAGAATGCCGACCCCGTCCTAGCCTACCATGCATACTACCTCGGCGCCAAGGAACGGATGCTGATTTTCTCAAAACGACCCCCTCCCCCGTTTGTGGAAAAGAAAAGGGCTTACATGACCGCCGATGGTAAGAGTATACCAGTGCGTTAAAGATGTCTGCCTCTTCTTCTGTTTCTAAGTCAAACAAGATGCCCGCCGCGAAGAAGGATGCCCCGAAGTCTGCCCCCGCCGCCCCTGTTGCGGCCCCCGCCCCCAAGGCCGCGAAGGCCGCCGCCGAGCCCAAGGTCGCCAAGGCGCCGAAGGCCGAGAAGACC